CACAGCCGCCACTACCAATCCCAATACAAAACCAATGATAAATTTACTCATGATATTTCCTTATAAAACGCTTACACGATTGAGTTGAGTCTGTCCGTCCCTGTGTGCTTTTACAGTGCCACGGACAGTGATGTGTACGCCAGCATCAAATGGTTCGCGGATGGAAAAGAACACCGTTTCGTTGTTGCTGGTAATAGCAGTTGCGTAGTAAGTGTTCCATTTCTGACTGAAAACACAACGAACAATTTCCACGTTGATGGTGACCTTGTCACCCACAGCACCTATATAACCAGCAGTTTGATTGATCCTGTCCTGTTCCGCAATGCGTTTCATGGCACGTTCATGACTGTTGGGCAAACATGCCACAGTGGCCAATTCCAGTCTGTGCGCCTGCGGAAAGAATCTATCCGTGGTCACAGCAGTGACCTTGATCACACTGCGGTCAAAGTCTGTGAGACGGTTTTGCAGTGCGCGGAACGTCAGGTCATTTTGCAAGAACTTTAGGCACTGTTCACCTGCCACACGATCTTCGTCAGAGATCATGAAAGGATTTTCTAGTGCTTCCATCATGATGTTGCGATTGCTCTTGCGTTTGAGTTGCACAGCAGTTGCCGACTCCGAGGGCAGTTCCCATTCATCTTGTTTGATGTAGGCACCATTGATGCGTTGTGCATGACATGCCGCACCCCATACATCACTCACACTGTAGCCCCGATGTCCACCACCGGCCGTGCGGCGTGACATCCACTTTGGTTGCACAGGACCTTCATCGTCCATGTGACCCAGGCGTTGTATTTCCCGGGGTGTCATATTGGTTACATCCACAAACATATCAGTCTTTCTTAGAGCTGAAGCTGCCACGGAACATACCGCCAACCAACATCACGGCCAACCATGTTTCAAAGGTGTAAGGGATTGCCAACACAGGAAACAAGGTGTTCAAGGACCAAATGCTCAACAGCGGACCCGCAATGATCACAATCACTACCAGTACCAGCCACAAATATTCGTTGTGTATTTTCATTTCCGACTCCTTTTTCTTTGTATGTCCGTATTATAGTATTTGAGCAATTATTGGTCAAACGCATCATATTCCAGTGCTTCGCTCAACAATACCAGGCGTTTGTAAAAAGGATCACGCTCGTGCATGCTACCACAGTACCATTGACCATTTTCCATGATGTAGTAGTACTCAGCGCCACAGCCGTCTACACGTTCTAAAAACTCTGCAAAGGTGTGATCAACTTTGAACTCTGTGTTCTTTTCTTCACGATCACGACCGTAAAATGTACACCAGTGCGGCATGTGCTCATGCTTTTGTTGGAACTCACCAGGAGCTATCCATGTCATGCTGAACGCATGCTTCTCGCCAATTTCATGTTGCAGGCTTGACATGTCGCCCAGTGCTACCAACTGATTGGCCTTGGCTGAGTCATAGCTTTCTTGCAAGAACACACCATTGTAGTCCAAGTAGCCGTCATTGTGACAGTAAATGCTTTTGACTTTGTCACCGTGCATGACACCAATTCGACTGCGTGTTCCCATATTAAGCCACCTCTTTCTGTTGTTGCAAACTCGTATAATCACCAATTAAATCTGCTGGATAATCTTCGTTGTAGCAAAAATAATAACGAGCGGCCTTTAGGCCTCTTTCTTGCTTCATCACAGCAAAACCAGCATCCAAAATTTCGTTTTCAGTTTTGAGCCCTGAGGGCAGTTGTGTTGCAATACTTGTCATCATTTGCTTTTCCTTTTTGCTTTGTATGTCCGTATTATAGCATTTTGGGCATTATTGGTCAACCTTTTTACACGGTAATACGAAAGTTAAAACCCTGAGGTGTTACTGTTTTTTCGTAATTGCGCTCGGCAACAATGGCATCAATCTCACGTGCCATTTGACGATCTCGAACTTGCCCGTGTTCAACTTTGACGACGATGAACTTTTTACGATAAGTAGGCTCGGCCCGAACATTGGTGTAAGCCATCTCTACCAAATCTCTAAATGTCTCGGCCCGCGCACGTTGCGCAGATGTGTAACGCATACGGCACTCGTCACTGTAACGATGTGCATCTTGTGCTGCTGCCCATGCATACATGCCAGCGGGTCGTGTGTTGAGTTCTTTTTCTTTTATCATTGCAGGCTCCTTTTTGCTTTGTATGTCCGTATTATAGCATTTTGGGCATTATTGGTCAACCACAAAAGTAGTACTTTTTAGTACTACTTTTTGTTACTCCGAAAACTCGTACATGTACTGCGCAACACTGGGATCCAATTTGATAAGATCCTTGGCCGCGGCAGTCAATGCACGATATTGAGCTTGCACCTGACTACGTGGCAGTTCGCCGTCACAGGTTAGGTTTTCGGGACTCAGTGCGGCATCAATCATTTCTGCCACTTGTTTACGACCTTCACGTGTGTCAATTTCATATTGACGACCTTTGAAGATAGCGTTCCACTGATTTTTTTGATCAATAAGTTTTTGAAGTGCTTTCATTATGGGCTCCTTGTTGTTTACAATATGTCCATATTATAGCATTTTGGCAATTATTGGTCAAAAGAAACCCTACAATCTGTAGGGTCTCCAAGGTAATACTTCGGTATTACATGTTTCTCACATCAGACACAATCGATTCGAGCCAACCGATCAAAAATGGATTGTTGCAACAGTGCAACCTCATCACGGTCTACATAAAAGTCAGTGCGAGGATCCCAGTACTCGCCTGCGGTTGCATCGTAGTACAAGACTCGTCCATTAGGGTAATGAAACGGCCCTTCAAGTCCTTTACGGGGGCCGTATTCTTTATTGTGTTTGAAAACAGTATAAGACATAAGGACCTCTTTAGTGGCAAGTGCCTTGTTCGACGATTTCAAGATCCGTTTGTTCGAGTACGGCATACACCCATGCGACTGGAATTCCCAGGTTAGTGGCAATTGCCATGGGATACTCACCTTCGTCCAACATGTTTTGGATGTCAATGCTGATGTCACTCATTCCCATTTTTCACTCCTATTGTCAGCAACCAGGCTGTCAAGGCTGGACCTTCTACAATGCAACACTCGTCACCATGTTTGACCTTGTCCCTGACCAACTGATAATGGTGTCCCAGGTAGTTCATGTACACCCGGTAGCCCTTGGTTTTGGATACCCGGTACATGCCGCCATTGTAAAAGACAGCATCGCCTGGGTTGATATCACGGCCAATTACGTCTCGTGCCATTACAGGTTCTCCTCAATTAATTGGTCGTCAATGTGACCCAGCATGTGGAACAGTATTTCGTCAATATCATCAAAGTCCACACACTCGGGCTCAAACAGTTTACCAAACTCACTCATCTGTGTGCGTAACTTTGCCACAGTGTCACAGAGCTCAGCATACTTGGCTTGAGCCTGTTCTAGTCGCTCGCTCATACCGCCTCCGCTATCTTAGGATAACGATCGTAAGCTTCAGTGGCTCCGTCACAGGCAAATTTGGGATAGCTAAATTGATCTATAACATGCACAAGGATGTCATCATAAGCGGCCCACTCGATGCATTCTTTTCGCGCCGCTTGATAGTTGTTGGTAGTCAACAACACTTGACGACCGACTGCATCTATGTCAGCATCTTCTTTAGAAGATACTTCTGTGACCACTCGATATTTGTAAGGCATGTTACCGTATCTCATTATGCAGTCTCCCGATCCATGACGTAAGTGAATAAAACAAATTTGGCGCGGTTCAACAGTTGACGTTGATCTTCGATGGTGTTAAAGTCGGGCTGTTCATAAGCCATCATTTCTTGTGCATCACTCATCATTGACGCCACAACCATTGCAGGTCCGCTGAATTTGAAAGTGCTTGAGGATTCCACTGCTTCACGCATCTGTGCTTCAGTGCAACCGTACATACCAACTTCACGGATTTGTTTAGTTGTCAGTCCTTCAAATGCTTTTCTCATTGCTGGCTCCTTTTTGCTTTGCATGCCACTATTATAACAAATTGGGAATTTCTGGTCAAGTACTACTCTAGTATTACATCAGTCCAGTAGGGTCATGTATGCTTCAGCATTGTGTTCACGAAACCAGTCCAGTGCCTTACGGAGCATTCGGAAGTCACCCACAAGCTCACAGCCTTTGAGATAGTCGTACACTGCAACCTCATTGGGAGTGAGCATCACAGTCTCACCGCTGAAAAAGTTTTCAACTATGACAGGCTCTGTGTCCAGGATCATGATGCCGGGAAACTGTTCTTTTATGGATTTCATTTTGGGCTCCTTTTTGCGTTGTATGCCATTATTATAGCAAATTGGGAAATTTCAGTCAACCAAAATCAATGCGTGTTCAACGCAGGTGTGTAAGCATTGATCAGTTCGCGCTCACGAGCGTGAGCTGGCTTGCGTCCACGTATTTTTTCAACAAGATCAACCACATGCGTTTCTGCACCGTATTCGCGAATACTGTGGCACAAGGCCCACGTTTTTTCTTCAGTCAACGCACGGCGCACATGCTTTTGGAACCGTACTTTTAGGGCTTGTTTGATCGAACCTGAACACACGGTAATACCAATGTAGTACTCGCCGGTGATCATGTTGGTTATGGTGTAGACAGCATGATTGCTGTCTTGACGTCGTTTCCGAGTGGGCTTTTTAACTTCCATACCCAAATTATAGCAAAAAAGCAATTTCGAGTCAACCGTTTTCGGCCGCACAATAACCCTACATTTTACTGGGTATTTTGTTGTTTTTACGCCACAAAATTTCAAGTGGTTAAATAGCTGTCTACAATCCAAAAAAGGCCCATTAAATGATTGATTTTGTTGTGACATTCTTTGCTGTTTTTTTTTACAGATGTCTTCTACACCTACTACCTAAAATCAGTGCAAGAAGAACACACAATGAAAGCCAGCTTATGGGCCACCATAGTGTTTCTCATTGCCTGCGTGGCTGTGATCAACTACACCACCAACAGTTGGTTGTTGATTCCGGCCGGCCTGGGGGCCTTTTGCGGCACCTGGATCGGAATGAAACTGCAATCGCGAAGCTGATTGGCATTGCATGAAGCCCACCATAGCTCTATTCATATACGACCCCAAGTGCTCAGTGCAGTGCGGAAATGGGCTTATGCAAGCACTCAGTCCCTACTACAACTTCAAATTGTTTTCAAAAAATCGTGTTGAAAATGTGTTTTTTGAAGACGTAGACATAGTTGCTGTGCCCGGGGGCATAGGTGATGCCGACACATTCACACAACTGTTCAAAAACAATGCCAATCGAGTACGAGAATTCGTGGGCCAAGGCGGCGGCTATCTAGGCATTTGTATGGGTGCATACTGGGCAGGATCACACTACCTCAACATTCTAAAAGAAGTAGATGCAGTACAATATTTGAAACGCCCGGGCACAGATACCCGACGCCCGCATGCCAAAAACATCGCCATCAACTGGCAGGGTCAAGACATGTCCATGTTCTGGTACGATGGTTGTGCCCTGGTGGGCAACCGTGATCGATTTGAAACTGTGGCCACCTACAGCAACGGTGATGCCATGGCCATTTATCAGGATCGCATCGGGCTAATTGGTTGTCACCCCGAAAGCGAAAAGTTTTGGTATGACGGCTACAGTTGGATGCGGCCTCATTGGCATCACCGTGCGCATCATCAACTGTTGGTGGATTTTGTTGATCAACTGTATCGACGCCAAAAATAAATATATCAAAGGAAACATATGAAAGAAATTCTACAAACACTTAAAGAGCAACGTTGGGACGACCATCGTTATTATCATCACAGCAGAATCAATCAATTTTTGCATTTGATCTCAGCCACAAGTTTTTTGATTGCCTATGTATATCTATTCATTGATCCGGTTGTGAGTGCTTATGTTGCATGGTTGATTGCCATGACCACTCGTCAAGCCGGTCATTTCTTCTTTGAACCACACGGCTACGATGAATACAACAATGCCACATTCGAATACAAAGAGAAAATCAAAATTGGGTTCAATTTAAAACGCAAACGTGTGTTGATGGCCTGTTTTGTAGCTGTACCATTATTGGCCTATTTTGATGCTGAGCTGATGAATGTGTTGATACCCGATAATGATCCAATGACCTTTGTGAATCGTGTGGGCATGGGTTGGTTATGGTTGGGTGCAGCCGGTGTTGTGTTTAGAATGATTCAACTCACTGCATTGCAAAGCAGACGAGTTGCATTGGTTTGGTGTCTCAAAATTGTAACAGACCCATTCCACGATGTGTGGATTTATCGCAAGAGTCCCATTTACTTGATGCAGGGTCAATTGATTGATCCTGACCTGCGCCAAGATTACGAATAACCATCCTCATCAGTCCACTTGCCGTTGGGAGTGAGATTGTCTCGGAATATATGCCAGGCACGCTCCCAACTCCAACGATGACTACCTGACCAAACTTGTTGTCTTGACAAGAACAAACAATCTGTCACCGCTTGTTTCAAGTCATCATTCATACAACCAGTGATGCCTTCGTCAATCACATCTACAGGACCCTGCACCGGATATGCTGCAACTGGTGTGCCGCAGGCCATGGCTTCAATCATCACAAGGCCAAATGTTTCCCACTTACTGGGAAATACAAATACATCTGCCATGGCATAATATCGTGCTAGATCGGCACCGGTCTTGTAACCAACAAAGTTTATATCAGGATAACGTTGTTCTAGTTCTGCTCGGTATGGGCCATCACCCACAATGATTTTGTTAGCACCGGTGAATTGCAAATTGCAAAAATCATCTAGATTCTTTTCTCGGCTCACACGGCCCACATACAACAAGATAGGGCCATTGACCACTGTGTCAGTTCTATATCCTGGATGAAATACCGTACGATCAACCCCACGGGTCCAGGATATAATATCACCATCAAAGCCGTGTTCGTGTAACTCTGTGACCATTGAGTCTGTGGTGGTCAATACTTTGCCTGAATGTTTGTGGAACCAACGCACATAACGCCAAGTCCATGATTCGGGTATGCCGGCTATCTTTTTTAAGCCTTCAGGAAACTTAGTATGGTAAGCAGTATTATACCGACGATTCCGCTGGTCAAGATAAAATCTAGCGTACAGACCAAGAGGACCTTCGGTGGCGATGTGTATATAATCCGGAGCCACAGCCCTAATCTTCTTCCCAATCTTCCAGGGAATCGAAATTTTAATTTCACGGTAGCCTGGGCTACTAACATGTAAGAACTCCAGGGGAGTAAGGTATACAACACGATAGCCGTCCAAAACCGCCAGTGCCTCAATGTTCTTGTATGTTGTGACCACACCATTTATTTGCTCCGGTAAGTTGTCTGTAATGATCAATATTGTTTTTTGCATTCGCCTGTTACCTTGAATGTTTTGAATTTTAAATCATATCGCATAGTCGCCAGCACTTGTTCACAACTGTTTTGCGTTGGAAAAATCAATTCTATTCTTCCGGGTTGATCTTGCGGGTTCGTTGTGTGTACTGCTATCAATATCATCAACCACATTGTCGCTCTCCTGTGTCCATGTTACAATTTCCCATGTGCCATCATGATGTTCTACCAAGGCTGTACATGACTCTACCCAGTCCCCGTCATTCATATATGTCACACCATCTATGAGTTTGATTTCTGCGTGATGTATGTGTCCGCAGATCACACCATCAAATCCACGTTTCTTACAATATGCAGCAAGGTTGTGTTCAAAGTGAAATATAAAGTCTACTGCTTTTTTGACCCGGTGTTTAAGGAACAGGCTAAGGCTAAAGTACCCAAAACCAAAATGGTGACGAATCCAATTAATGCGGGTATTGAGTCCAAGAATGAAATCATATGCTTTGTCTCCCAACATGGCCAACCACGGAGCCAGTCTGGTAATGCCGTCAAATAAATCGCCATGCACCACAAGATAGTGTCGACCATCTGCACCTATGTGCTCTGTTTGATTTACCAATTCAATTATGCCAAATCCAATGCCATAATGCATGAAAGGTCTTAGAAACTCGTCATGATTACCAGCCACATATACAACCCTAGTACCACGCTTGCTATGACCCAGAACGCGGCGAATGACATTGGTGTGACTTTGTTTCCATCGCCATTTGTTTTGTTTAATTTTCCAAGCATCAATGATGTCTCCTACGAGATATAGAGTTTCGCAGGTGTTGTGTTTGAGGAAGTTGTTGAGGCGATCTGCTTGACAATCTCTAGTACCAAGATGCACATCACTGATGAATATACTGCGATAGGTCTTCTGCATGTAATATTTACGCAGAAGACCATTACAGTTTTGTTACGACCGTGTGTTATTTGACTGCTTCGGTATGCTTGTGTTTAAAACTTTTCTTCAACAGTTTAAACCAAAGTTCTTGAACTTTTTTAAAATTGTGTTCGACTTCGGCTCGATTCAATTTCATGATCAATTTTTTAACTTTCATGATCTTGCCCTCCTCGCAAGTATTTAACTATTTAACACCCGGGCCACTGATGTCATCACAGCGGCAATACGCCCAATGTCACGCAGTTGTTCCACGGTGTAGCCTTCTTGCTTGAGTGTGTCATAGTGTGCTTTTACACAGAAGTGACACTTGCCCACAATGCTGGCTGCAAGACTGAATGCTTCAAAGTTGGCCTTGCTAGTTCCGCCATGTGACGCAATAGCATTCATGCGTAAACCTGCTGGTAATCCTTTTAGACTTTCATCATCAGCCATTTCCACATAGGGATACCATACATTGTTCTGTGCCATAATACTAGCCGCTGTCATGGCTGACTCTGCATGTACTGGAGCATCTGCTAAAATTACTGATAGGATTTTACCGTTACCAGTTGCAGCCAGTGCGGCCACAGCACATCCCATGGCCACATCGGCGTCCAAGGTACTACGCAGTAGAACAGCATCAAGATTTAACTTGGTGTCCTTGGCATAGTCTGGTAACGCTGTTTTAACTGATTCAATAAAACTCATTTTGTCTTCTCCGCTATATCTTTATAACCGTTATAAGTAGGATGAACAGTGTCGAGACCACGTTCAGAGCCTCTGGCATCAATTACCCAATCGTTGTATTTGTTTGCTACATCCCAAACGGCCCGACGTTTTGTTTCTTTGATGTTTGGCAATATCCAATAAACTCGATCTGCTTTGACCAACTGTCTAAGCGTGTCAAGTTCCTCAAAGGTATTGATGTTTTTAAAATCGTTTGATCCTAGACTGATAATAATTGTTTTGGCCTGATTGTTGACATCACCATTTGATACATGACGATTTACAAAGTCATAACTGTTGATGCCCGATTTGGCATAGGTAACACATTCTTTACGAACTTAGCCTATTCCTACTGCCAGACTATCGCCTAAGATCAAACAATCTAACATGATATCCCTTTACAGTGTCTCTCCGCCCACAGTGCGGTTGCAAGCACACAGTTCACCAGTTTGCAATGCGTCAAGAACTCGCAAGGTTTCTTCTGGGCTACGACCCACATCCAAATTATTAACTGTTACGTGTTGAATAACGTTGTCAGGATCAACAATGAATGTGGCGCGAAGTGCGGCACCGGCTGGTGCAAAGAACACACCCAACTGTTCTGCCAAGCTCAATTCGCCACGCTGGGTGTCGGCAAACTGAATATGACGGATCTTGCCCAAGTCTTCGTGGCTACGTTGCCAGGCCAACTTGCAGAACTCGTTGTCTGTTGAACCTGTGAGCAACACTGCGTCGCGGTCCTCAAAGTCTTGGAACAGCTTGTCATAGGCCACGATCTCTGTGGGGCAAACAAATGTAAAGTCCTTGGGATAGAAAGCAATCACTTTCCACTTGCCGGCAAAGCTCTCATCGGTGATAGTAAAGAAATCATCTCGACCAGGATTGACGCCGGTTACGGCAAATTTTTCGATCTTGTTACCTACTGTTTTCATGTGTTTTCCTTTCAAAGTTTAATAGAGGATCAGTGTTTGTACTGATGTGTTATTGTAATAGTATATATCATAGAAATCAACTGTTTTCATTGATTTTTTCAATAATTATTTCTATGACTGTTATTGAAAAAATCAATGACGCTAGGTGGGTTTGTGTCCAATGTATTCGTGACTGTAGCACACACGGCCTGCATCTCTAGCCGTGGTAGTGCCGCCGTAGCCGGGCATTTTTCTAGCAGTGCCATCTTTCAACAGATAACTGCCGGTGCGACTTTTTAGATTGGTACTGGTAGCCCGCCACAAGGCACTGCGTTGTCGGTGTTCTCCAAAACTGGGATGTGCAGTCTTGCTGAAGTATCTCAGGCCCCGACTCACGTAGATTTCAGCAATGGCATCACTGAACGCTGTGCCAATGCCCAGGCCTTGAAATTCCGGCAACACCACTGTTCGGTGACCACGCCAGTAACTGTGTATGTCTCGGTTGGTGCTGTGTATTGCGGCATGAAACGCCACTGGTTTGTGGCCTATTAGTCCCACATAGCAATGCACCGACCTGCTCATTTGTGTGTCTAGATAATGATACTTTGAGAAATATCGCCAATGGTCCGGAGTTGTGCTTCGGATGTCAAGTGTGATTTTTGGTCGCCCCATTCGAAGAAGTGACCTCCGGTCTTCTAAGACACAGAGATCCGTGTCATATGTGTAGTCAGGATTCAACCAGTCTACTATGTCTCTGTGACAGCTGGCAATGTACAAGGCACCAGGATCGGTCTGACGATCGTAGTACCGGCGCACACTGTAGGCCAGGCTTTTGGCAGTGTCTCTATCCACCACGGATGTGAATTCGTCAATGACCGAGACGCCCTGATCCAGACTCACGGCCATTTCAAATCTATGATATTCGCCATTGCTGAGAGTGCGAGCCGGACGAAACCAGGCCGGAATTGTGCGCAGGCCACAGGCCAACAGCAGTTCTTCGCCCTGTTGGGCTGTGCTGAAATTTGCAATCACTGCCTGATCCTGATCAATTCGCGGTTGTTGCAGTTGACCAAGACTGCGCAGTATCGTGCTTTTGCCCGATCCTGACGTGCCCACAATCAACACTATGCCATCTTGCGGCAAAGTTGGGATGTTGATGGCCGGCTCTTTGTAGTCGTGGATGTCGTACTTTTTACGAATAGTTTCTAGATAGTCGCTCATTGGATCACCAAATGTCGAAAGTAATTGAAATGTTGTTCCAGTGTCCAGGTGGCTGTGTCAATTGCAGTGCCATCATGTGTTTCAAACTGGGCCGCAAACACCTGCGTGTAGCGCAAGAATGGCAACCACATGTTGGGAGTCTTGGCGTCCCATCCTGTTTCTTTCAGCATTGTGTGTTTGGCACGGCTCAAACGCACTGTGGGTGCGTTCAAGGCTTGTTCAACACTAATAGTGCTGGACAACAACAGGTCTCGGATTCTTGCGGCCGGAATCAAATGCTCAAAGTCACATTCCTCATCTGCGTCAATTTCGTGATAGTGTGCCAGCATGCCATCACGTTGTTTGATACAGTACTCGTGATATCTACGCAGGTAGTAGTCAATGTCATTGCGTATTTCACGCAACAGTTGTTGATCATTTTGCACTGCATTGTATTCTGCAACAAGACGAGTCAAGTTGCCGGTACAGTAACTGGCCACAGTTTGATAAGTTTCTGTGGTGCGTCGGGTTTTGCCATACACCGGCGCAGTGAATTGTTCAAGTGATTCTTTAAGCATGATGTTTTGCTACCGATTTACACATTTCCACAAAATCCCGGTCATTCAAATGACCTTTTGTTTTGTTGGCAAACCAAGTTACCAATTGCACATTGCCAACCACGTAACCTTTTTCGTTGTTGATTCGATCTATAGTACAGCTCATTGGATTGCACCATTTTCCGCCCCAATAAGTTCCACCGCGTACAAACTCAAGGTCCCATCCAGTCAATGCACATTTCCAATTTTGCATTTCTCCCACTGTCACAAGATAATGCAAATCGACTGTGATGGTCTGCGCATTTTCTCGATATCGGGCACGTTTTAAGTTTTGTTCAAGAAATATATATTTTTCATGCAACGACATATTATTTCTCCTCGGGGAACAGGCCAGGGGCAGGATTGCCAGCTTCAATGCCCATTTTAGCACCTTCTCCATGATAGGGCAAGTTTAATTTGCCACTGTTGCGTATGTGTAACTCACGCAAGAAGTTGGCCATGGCACTGGGCGCATTCCATGCGCCACCAGGGAATTGATGTTCAAACTGTACTTTGGCTTTGGCATGTATCAATGCACTGGACTTGAATGTGGGTTTAATGCTTTCCAGCACAGTTTTCATCCAACCTTTGGGTAACCGGTCTGCAGGGTTGGTGCTAGAGATGCGATGCAATTCATATAAGCCAATAAAACAACCTTGATCAATTTCTTCTTGCACAGGGAAAGTATCACGTATTGCTTCAAGTATATTGTGGAGGATCTTGCCGCTGTCATCGACTTCGATACCTTTGTAGGCATACTTGAAGTGACTAAAGAAATAGTCATTGTCGCCACGTAGATTGTCGCTGGCACGTGAGCCTTTGTCTTGCAGATCAATACCTAAGTTATCAAATTGATCTTGCAAGGTTTTAGCACGAACATTCTTGACATCTTTACTACCATTCTTATAACGAACCAAGGCGTTACGGTGCAGGTCTCCGGGTGTTAGACGTTTGACACCAGTGTCGTTGAGCATTTCAAATGCGTAGCTGGCAAAGTTGGGGTCATCTGTTTCGACCACTGCACAGGGAATTTCTGTAAACCCTAACAAGGCCGCAGCCAAGGTGCGGTGCTGGGCATCATACAAATATATATTGGATCCTTTAATACGACAAGCACTGCCCGGGCTACAGATACGTGCGTCCCACTTTTTCATAATATTGATCACGTGTTTGTGGATCACATCACGTTGTACCTCATAGTCAATCCAAAGGTCTTCAATGGCAACCATGGTACTGTGAGGGAATTTGTCTACAATGTACTTTGCTTGGGCACGGGCTCGCCAGGCATCAAGTTCTTTTTGAGTTACGTTGTAGTGTGCTTTGAGCTGTCGTTCAACTTCAGCAACCACTTCTGTGAATTTACGTACAAGGCGCTTTGCGGCCATATTGGACCTCCTTGGGGTTAAGAACGGAGCACCATGCTCCTACCACTGATTGAACAATGGCACACCATGTGCCGACGTTCTCCTAGCAAGTGCAGACAGTGTAGCACAAATAGATATTGTTGTCAACCAGTTTGTTTATCTTGGATTTCCCAAAATTGCTGACTAAATGACTCGATCAGGCACGAATACTGTTGGTCAGTGTGCTGTTCCACGTAATAAACTGTGAGCCCAAATGGAGTTTGCATCACCTTGTTCACTTTGAAAATTTGGCCTTGTGCGTTGGTAAATTTTGCTCGAAATTGATTGGTCATACAGTCAGGTCCATTTCATAATGAATGCCAAGTAATCGCGCTCGCTGTCAAAGAAAAAACAATAGCGCCCGGGCCGATCGGTGGTGCTGCTGTCAACCAATTGCCAGCGCCATTCGCCAATCAATTCGCTTTTGCACCAGTCCAATACCAGTTCCAATGTTCCGGCCGGCTTAGAAATTTCTTTTGCATGTCGAAAACTATCGCGATCTCGAACCTGCTCTAACAAAAAATCAGACAAGGGCATGAGATCTGGTTTGAGTGCTGTGGCCATGGCACAGTCGGAATAGCAGTGCATCACGGTGGTCACGAAACCAAAAGGTCATTTCTTCCGAAGAAACTTCTGTGACGTATCTATCACCGGGCAAGCCAAACACTTGTACTATGTTGGCCAGCATGTGATTCCAACGTTGCATTTCATGGTCATGATACAGCCAATTCAAAATCATACCATGTGTGTGGTCAGGGCTTCTCAAGATACACGGTCCTTATATGTTGGTCAGCACTGGCCCAATCTATTTTGTAAAACAGCACATAGTCTGTTATGTTGAAATGATTGCAAAAACTCTGTCCATATCTGGCACCTCGAATGCCTTCAAATGTGAACTCTCGACGCCAAGCCTCGTAAGATTCCTCCGTGATGCTGTGTTGATGATCTATACGCACAGCAGGATTGGCCAGCAAGGCTTCAGTCATGTTTTTAAATGCTGAGTTACCCATATCAGTCCCAGAGACCCTGGTAGTATTTGCCAAACAAGCGGAAGCCATTTTGAATACGAGCTTCTACCACTTTCATACCTTCGTAATCGCATTGATAGGTATCGTTGGGACCTTTGCCCAGTTGATAGTACTTGTGCTCGCCCTTGGGCACTTCGTTGCCTTCCCGATCCACTGGCACCCATAGTATATCATGTTCGCCTGAACAGAAAGCATCTTGCCATGAATCATCTACCTTGCACTCAAACGCAAAGATCATTTCATCCATGGCCCAGTCCCAACGAAGAAAGTGATTGGCATCTGTATCCCATTCGTTTTCTTTGGGCGGTGCGGCTGTGCTACGCAGGTGCTCGGGAACATCCTCATCATCCACAAATGGACTACCGTGTTTGGTTTCTTTCAGTTGTTTCAGCATGGGCAGGATAATGGGACTCAAGGTATGGTCCATGCTCCAGGTATCATAGCGGTCAATCTTAATGTAGTTAATGGCAGGATGCACTCGATCCAGCACCCACATGATGCCACGGCTGACGGGCGCAAGACGGTCAGCCCACTTTTCACACCAGTCGGGACGTTCCACATACAGAGATTTTTCTCGGCGATGATCTTCAAGACTTTGTTCCACAGTCCAACGAGAGCACTTGGACCAGTCAGTCCAGAAAAACACATAGTCCAGCATGGTGTAGGGTGAGATCCAGTGATCTCGATATCCGCTGAGATAAATTTTCATAGTTCAACCTTAAAATGTCTTTTGATTGCACTGCTACATTCTCGAGCAAACTGAGCAGTTGGTGCTTGATCATGTAAGAAACTTCCGCCTTCGACAACTCCCACACATTCCCGCACAATTGACTCGGCAACCAGTTGCATTCGATCTGGTGTGGCCACATAGTCATAGCCTGCATCAAAATCAGCAGTGCCCATCTTGGCCTCAAGAGCCAGTTGTTTAAACTTTTCGTTCATATCAAAGAACTGTGCCAGTTTTAATGCAGTGTTCAAATGTTTCAAACAAGGTTTCAAATCTAATTTGATACAGTCGACCCACTGCGTCCCAGTCTTCCTTGGTGGTGCTGTCTCTAGCACTCAACATTCGAATATCATCCAGCACTTGCCAGACCTGCATGATCTCTTGTTCCATGTCAAAACGAGTTTTTGTGTTACCAGCTTCCATCATCGATCCATATTCTCAAAGTTAAAAAAATCCAGCCCACACTGTATGTGCGTTCGTTGGGACTGGGCCATCCGTCATTGGCTTCTCGTCGCCACCAAGGCCACAAACTCCAATGAACAGGATTCCCTAGTATTATAACACTGAATCCTGAATAACGCAACCAATTTTTTATACTTCTACCGTTTTCAGCTGCCATGTGTCTGCCCTTTCTTCATAGTTGATGTAACCTCTTGGATTGCACAGCACACGGCAACTACCAATCCGGTAGTCAAAGTCCTCGTGCGTGTGCCCGTGTGTCCACAACCGAATCTGTGGATGATCCAAAATAAAGTCATCCAGTTCCGAACTGTAGCCACCATTCATTATGGCCTCATGGGCATATTTTGGATGGGTGCTGAGCCTGCTGGGTGCATGATGTCCAACCACAACATAGCGTCCAGCAGGATTGGTTTCCACTGTGGTACGAATGAATGCCAACATGGCATCATGGTCATTGGCAGCATCAGTGGTGGTAAAACGGCCACCCCAGCCACGCTGATCCGCAAGTTTGGCACTGTGTTCTACACAACGAAAATCATTCATCATGCGTGAAATCTCATGCAAGGTTCTAACATCTCTTTGGTTCATGTCAGTCCACAATGTACCACCTATGAATGTGACATCATCCAGCACAAAAGTTTCTTTTTCTAGGATGTGCAGGTTTTTCAAATAGCTCAACACGTCTCGGAAGTGTGGCACAGTCTTTGAAAAATCACCGTGATAGTGTTCATGATTGCCCACAATGAAAATCACATGTGGGAATCTCTCACAGCAACGCTGAAAGAACGCATGGAATCGGTTGCTACGATATTCTTCACCCAGGGTGTTGTAAGGATCACGTTGAATAATGTCTGCAGCCACGCAGATATCGCCGCCCAGGATCAACACGTCAGCACCGCTGTCGTTGTCAAAGTCCAAGTCACCAAATTCCAAGTGTACGTCAGATACCAATGCTATTTTCATTTTGTTTCTTTAGTTCTTTAAGTTGTGATTTCAATGTGGCCACTGCTGTCGCATCGCCATCATAAATGGCCGCATCTTTGTTGGGATATCTCTCACGAAACCGTTCACGTATTTCCTTCAAGTCGCGCCCCTGGCACACAAAATCATCAGTGACACTATTGTAACAGAAATACTGATTGTCATCAACTTCTACTGTGAGTGCAATCAGCCGTTCTTCTTCCAAGGCCTGGCCCACTGCGGTAAGTTCTTCGCCGAGGCCTTGCGAAATCCGATGCATCAGCCAGGCTTCCAGCACACCAAATGCTATGGTAACTGCAAAGTATGCCAGTCCAAACCAAATCAAAAAGTCACCAAATTCCATCAGCAGTTGTTTGAGTTCCATATTAGTCCTTGAGAAAATCCACAGGTTCGTTAAAAAACATACAGGTCAGCACCAGTCTGGGAAATGCTGTACACTGCGACAAATCAATCATGTGTGCAATTTGGCTGTTGAACACCACCGGAGTAGAAATTTCTACTTCGCCAATTTTTTCGCATTGTGCAAGATCAATGCCGGACAAATCATAGTAGGCCGCACCAAATTTGTTTATGATTGGCGAAACTTCACGCATCAACTGGTCCGGCACCCGATACCAACAATTTCTACTGCCCTGAGTGTTTAGTATGGGAAAATTGATTTTGGCCACAACTGGTAGCTCGTCAATGTGCAACGAAACCGGCTGATTGTTGTTGCACACAGTGACAGCCACTTCCTTCAGTCTGAGATCAAACCGGCGAAAATACTGTGCCAGTTCGGGCACGGCACGGATCAAGGCCACAGTGTCTATCTTGTTCCACAGCGGCAACTGATCCAACTGGTCAAATATTTGAGTGTCGGTCTGCAAAAAAGATACCACACGATCGGCTATGACCTGTTGGGCGTCAACATCGCACGGCAACACATGAAACGGTTTCAGCATGAATTATTTAATCTTCAACATGTAATGATTATACTATAAATGCATTTAATGGTCAACTCGGCCAAAAAAAAGCCCGGCATTGCACCGGGCTGAACAAATATCCGCGAACGGGATATTACAGGGTGATGCCCAAAGCCTGTGCTTTGTAGCCCAGTGCAACCAATTTGCGTGAAGGTTTGCCCAACACATATTCGGTCACATGAACACCGTTGCCGGCCTTGCGGCTGTTGGTGTAAACGGCAAAACCGTGACTGCGAATGCGGCTCACTTCGGCGCTCAAGTTTTTGACGCCCATTTTGGCAGCCTGGCTGGCTGTCAATGCACGACCTTCTTGCAGTGCAGAAAACACGCGGTAAGTTTTGGTTTCAGGGTTGATAAATTTCATGATAATACCTTTCTATGTTAAACGCTGTTAACAACAGCTGATCACAGTATAACATTGACTTGCATCATGTGCAACGCCTTCTGGATCAGCATTTAACCATAAATAACTAAAAAGGCTAACCAGGATCCTCGATGAGTTCAAATACATTTACAACCACAGCCACCGCTACTTTTTCAACCGGAAACACTGTTTCTGTCGTATCCACTGCCAACATGATTCCAGGCTTGCCCATAACTTTTTCGGGCAACACTTTTGGCAACGTTGCTGCAGGCGATACCTATTACATCGGTACTATCACAGTGGGCTATCCCACCAGCAACATCACTTTGAGTACCTTGCCCGGCGGTAGTACCTATGCTGTGGCCACAGGTACCGGCACCATGACTGCCACGTTTAATCAGGGCGGCCAACAGATTATTCCCACAGTGTCACCCGGAGTACCGCTGAATCAAGCATTTACTGCCATCAACACCAATTTCGATCAGGTTTTTGCCGCCGGGCCCGTGGGCTCCAATGTGCAGATCTCCGACAACACCATTTATACCCTAAACACCAATGGCAACCTGGTGCTGAATCCCAACGGCATTGGGTCAGTACAGGCCAACGCTCATGTTGTGCCCGATCAATATGGCATTCGCAATTTGGGATCAGACAGCAAGCGATGGGCCACTGTTTACACTCAATATCTTGATTATCAAGGTGCCAACATCAGTTATGACAATTTGGCAGTTCCGGGCAACATCATAGCAGGTGGATTTAT